GCTATGAGCGAGGCTGGCATAAACAAAAAAATGTTCTCTGGCGGCAGGCTGGGTGATGGCCTAGCCGTTCAGGGTCGGACACGAGGCAGGAGTACCTAATCTAATGGCTAAAAACGAAAAAAGAGTTAAACATGGTCCCTATGCTGGGGGGGTCCCCTCGATGACGGTGACAAAACAGCGAGATAATGAATTTTCAGCAGTAAGCAGACCAACTCGCATAAAAGAGGCGAATGTACAGGGAGGAGCATCGAAGAGGACTAGCAGTAAAGTGATTGGCAAAGAAGGTAAAAAAATTGACGGCATAGCAACTCAAGGCTTCACCGTGGGGCGCACCATTCATGGCGACTAGCGGAACCTATGCCTTTAATCTTGATCTGGGTGACATTATTGAAGAAGCCTATGAGCGGTGTGGTTTAGAGCTGCGGTCAGGATTTGACTACAGGACTGCTAGGCGTAGCCTAGATTTGCTTATGCTTGACTGGCAAAACAGAGGTCTTAGTCTGTGGACTGTGAAATCAGCTACTATAACTCTTGTTGCTGGAACAGGAACTTACACTCTTACTCCTGAGAAGTTAGACGTAATAGAAGCGTTCATGAGAACCAACGCTGGCGATATTACTCAGCAGTCAGACTTAACCATGCAACGAATATCCATTTCTCAGTATTCTCAACAAACAAACAAACTCCTTCAGGGACGGCCTATTCAATACTGGATAGAGCGAGCGCCTACTGGAATTACTTTTAGTGTATGGCCTGTTCCTGATGGGTCTCAAACATGGACGCTAGGGTATTACTATATGGAAAGAGTCGAAGACTCAGGAACTCCAGCATCGTTAGACATGGATGTTCCGGCACGTTTCTTGCCTTGCTTGGTGGCTGGATTGGCGTACATGATTGCAATTAAAAGGCCGCAAGCTGAAACAAGAATACCTTTTCTGAAAGGGGATTATGAAGAGCAATGGACAATGGCTGCTGATTCAGCGCGAGAGAAAGCAGCGTTGTATGTTGTTCCCGGCGGGTATGAATATTTATGAGTAGCTTTGCGAGCGGTAAACATGCTTTTGGATTTTGCGATAGGACGGGCTTTAGATATCCATTAAGAGACCTTGTTCCTCAAATTGAGGCTGGCAGGCCCAATGGAATGCTAGTGGGTCGTGATGTGCTTGATGTGGACAATCCTCAGTGGAAGCTGGGCATGATAAATATGTCTGACCCTCAAGCGTTGAGAGACCCACGACCTGACGGCGGCTACGTTCAAAGCAGAGCGCTTTTTGCATGGGACCCAGTAGGTGGCGGTAACACCGCAATGGGAAGTCGAACAGTTGGCCTTGATTGCTCTGGTCATGTGGGTCGAGTAACGGTGGAAATTACATAATGGCTTTTACTTTTACTACATTAAAGACCGCTATACAGGATTATCTGGAGTCTTCGGAGACTACTTTTGTTAATAATCTTCCTTTAATTATTACGCAGGCTGAGCAAAGAATACTGAGAACCGCCCAGCTTCCTGATCTACGAAAGAACATGACAGGAACTCTCTCCCAAGGAAATCCTTACCTTGCTATGCCAACAGATTTTTTAGCTTCCTACTCTCTGGCTATTGAGAACAACGGGTCAGAATTTCTGCTCTTTAAAGACGTAAACTTTATGAGAGAGGCGTATCCCGTTGAGGCTACGGAAGGCGTTCCTAAATATTACAGCATTTTTGATGACGCTAACTTTATTGTTGGCCCAACTCCTTCGGCAAATTTTGCAGCCGAATTACACTTTATGTTTGAGCCAGAATCTATAACCGTATCGGCTTCAGGAGAAAGCTGGCTTGGAACTAATGCAGAAGTAACTCTTCTTTATGCTTGTCTAGTGGAGGGATATACTTTCCTTAAAGGCGAGGCAGACCAAATGCAGTGGTATAACGCCAAGTTTGAAGATGCAATGGCTCGCTTGAAATCGTTGGGCGAAGGGTACGACACAACAGACAGCTTTCGTTCTGGCGCTATTAGAAGTGTGAGGATTTAATGCTTACAGTTGATCTTGTTGGCAGTGTTGGTTCGGTGATGGTTCAAACCACTCACAAGCGCGGATTCACTCCTGAAGAACTTTCAGTTGAATGCGCGAATAAAATAATCTCTATTGCGGCAAGTGCTGATCCAGTAGTTCGCCAACAGGCAGAGGCTTTTAAGAAGCAGATACAAAGTCTTGTATTGAGCTATATTCAACAAGGCGCAAGAAGCGAAAGAACAACTATTTATAACATTTTGTTAGATGCTGGGGAAAAATCTCTAGCGGAGCAAATAAGGAGACTCTGATGGCGTTTACTGGAAACTACATGTGTACCAGCTTCAAGGCAGAAATTTTGAAGGCTGTTCATGATTTTACACTCAGTTCTGGCAGTACTTTTAATGTGGCCTTGTATACCAACAGCGCTAGTTTTACTGCTGCAACAACGGCCTATACTTCCGCTAATGAAATTACCGGAACCGGATATGTGGCAAAAGGTAAGGCTTTAACAAATGTGACTCCAACAACAGGAGGAACAACGGGCTTTACTGATTTTCAAGATTTGACTTGGGGTACGGCAAGCTTTACCGCAAGAGGCGCACTCCTTTTTAATGACACAGCGACTGGCGACCCCACTTGCTTAGTTTTAGATTTTGGAAGTGATCAAACGTCTACTGCTGGCGATTTTAAAATTGTTTTCCCTACAAATGATTCGACTAATGCGATTATTAGGATAGCCTAATGTCTGGTGTTGGCTATGGCCGCGCCGCATGGGGTGACGGAGAATGGGGCGAAGACACCACTGCCACTATTCTTTATGGCGGTTGGGGTCGTGGCACTTGGGGCGAAGAAGCTTGGGGAACCTCTCTTGGCTTGGAAGCTACTGGCTCAGTAGGCACAGTAGCGATTCAGGCCGGTGCTGAGATTGATCTCACGGGCCTTAGCGCAACGGGAATAGTAGGCCATGCAAATGTTGACGCGAAGGGAGTTGTCTATCCTTCTAGCTTGGAAGCGACTGGCTCAGTAGGAAGTGTCACGGTTTATCACAATGCAGTGATATCCCTTACAGGACTTTCTGCAACAGGATCAGTAGGAACGGCTCTTCCTCAAAGCGAAACGGTAATTACTTTAACGGGCCTTTCGGCTACTGGTGGGCTGTCAGGAGTAACAATAGTTGCTCCGGCTAACGTCACCCTTACTGGTCTGGTAGCGACAGGACAAGTTGGGACTGTTAGTGTTGATTTATTTATTGATGTTCCTGTTACTGGCGTTTCAGCAACATCTGCGGTTGGCTCAATAACATTAGCTACCGAAACGATAGTTACCGTTGCTGGGGTATCAGCTATAGGTGAGGTTGGAAGACTTTTAATATGGGAAAATATTCTTCCTAATCAAAATCCACATTGGATAGATGTAATAACTTAATTGAGGCACGAACATGGCAACTTATGTAAATAATTTAAGACTTAAAGAGATCACCACGGGTGACGAGAGTGGTACATGGGGAACCTCGACCAATACAAATTTGGAACTTATTGGGGAAGCATTGGGTTATGGCACTAAACAGGTAGCGGCGGATTCCAATGAAACCTTCACGATGCCTAATGCTACCGCAGACGGCACACGGGCGCTCTATCTCAAGTTCACTTCGGCTGGTTCGTTAACTGCAACCCGCACCCTGACACTTCTCCCTAACACTGTTTCCAAGATGTGGATGATTGAGAATGCCACTACTGGCAGTCAGTCAATCACCATTAAGCAAGGTGGAGGCGCTGAAGTTACTATAGTCACAGGTGCAAAAGCGTGGGTTTACACTGATGGCGCGGGAGCAGGAGCAGCAGTTACTCTTGCAAACCCCACTGAGACAGGTACAGGCACTGTAACCTCTGTTCAAGTAGCAGGAGGAACAACAGGACTTAGTTACTCGGGTGGCCCAATTACCACTAGCGGCACAATCACAACGGCAGGAACTTTGGTTACCGCAAACGGTGGAACAGGTTCTACAGCCACTGCTTATTGCAGTCTTACAGCTAATGTCTCAGGAACTCTTCCGGTAGCCAATGGTGGTACGGGAATTACCAGCTTGGGTACGGGTGTTGCTGCATGGTGGGGGACACCTTCCTCGGCTAATCTTGCTAGTGCTGTTACTGACGAAACAGGGTCAGGTGCATTGGTATTTGGTACTGCTCCTACTCTTACTGGTGTGACTTTGGCTGGCGCGGTAACTGGTGCAGATAATACGGTTACAGCAGTTAATCTTAAAGACTACGGTGAAGTTACTAATGCAATCGGAGCTACAGGGGGAGGAACACAGGATATTGACCTGAACGATGGTAACTCTGTGTCAGCTACGGTGGATACTTCGACTAATACGTTTACTTTTTCCGACCCAACG